AACGTTCAGCGTCGGCGACGTGCCGGCCCTTCAATTCCGTCAGCCTTTTCGGCCCAAGTCACCCTTTTTCCTAAAATCTGTACACGATCCGTAACAAAAAAGTGAGGGTTTTCCTGGGGGAGTCAGGGAGTCAGGGTTGTCAGGCTTTTTTTTTCAAAATCCTTAATTTAAATTTTTTTGCCGCCGAGATTTTTTTATTTCTGCCGACCAGGAAAAATTATGTGATGTCACCCTGCGAAAATTAGGTCTTTTATATATTTACCCTGACTCACACTGACTACCCTGACAACTCTAGGGTTTCTGCGGGTTTGCGGCGTCAAGCTTCCAAAATCGAAACGAAATAAAGGGTGACGAATCGGAAAAAGGGTGACGGATTGGGATTGGATAGCCTAAACGGCCCATTCCAAACCTCCCCCGCGCGCGTGATTTTTCCCGAAAAACCATCATTTTTGGCAATCTCAATTTTCTTGCTCCCCAAGCAATCCCGCTGTAATGTGCGGATGCCGGCGTTTTAGATTGTCGGCATTGGCCACGTTTCCTCCCTGTTAACTGCCCGGCGGCGTTTACCCGCCGGGCTTTTTCCTTGCTTACTGGTTGTTGGATAAATTACGGTCTCAGCATGCAGCCATCAGAACCTCGTCAAGACGGTCGGGAATGGCGCGTAGTAGCCAAACGCGACTACGCTTCGTCCCCCGGTTGTTGGACATATATGATCCCCTGGGAGGAGTTTCGAAGCTTGTACTGGCAAGCTGAGCGGGGTTTGCTTTGGATGTTTCACCGCGAGGCCGGCAAGCGAGTGTTTGAGATCGTGGTCAGGGAGCGGGAAAGCACGCCGCCTTTTAGGTAGTGTCTCAGAAACCGAGACACTACCGCCTTCTACCATTCCCCTTGACAGTTCGACACCTATCCGCATAGCAATCACACATACAGGATTGCCCGTGGCAAATCGCGCCGCCGGTAAATCCTGGTTTAGCAATTGAGGCGCTATTGTCCCCTGCTTTGTTTATGCCGCCGAAAACGGCGCAAAACGCCCAGAACTGGCATGTAGTGCAATGCATTCCCAACCAACAAATTCGCGCCGTTTTAGGCATTCGCGCCGCCGGGATTACTTCGTATCTGCCAGAAATCGTGATACCTCGCCAGGTTCGGCGCAACGGCCTGCGGGTGGCGAATGAAATCCGGGTCCCGATGTTCGGTCCCTACATATTTGTTCGGTTTGCTCTGGTTGACGATTGGCAGCGAATAACCCGGCGGCGCGACGGGGTAGGAATTGATGGGGTGATCCGCTTATTATGCAATGTGCATTACGAACCTGAGCCAATAAGATCATTTGACGTGGACGCATTTATTGCCGACGAGCCAAACCGCTTGAAAATACACCAAAAACGCGCCGTTGAACCGATCAAGCGCGGCGCCAGTGTAAAAGTCGCGCAAGGGGTGTTTATTGGATTGGCCGGCGTTTGTACGGCCTGCGACGGCATAACCAGCACAATCAATTTAGGCGGATGGATGTCAGAAACGAAAATACCGCGCTCGGATTTGGTAGTTGTCAATGGCGCATAAGCCAGTTTCACAAGGCCCCGCAAAAGGTCGGGGTAATGGTAGCCCGCGGCACCCGAACTGGACACCTGAAGAAGCAAAGGAAATGTCGCGAAAAGGGCTTGAAGCCCGCAGACGCATGGCAGAAATCCGCAAAAGCGATCCAACGCGGATCGGTGGCCGGCAAGAACGAAAACGCCAGCTCGAAGAGTACATGATTGAGCATGTGGGGCCAGACGCAATTTCCGCCGCTCATGAAATTGTGTTGAACCCAAATCACGAAGATCATGCGGCGATGGTGAGGTTCGCGAGCGAACAAGTTCTCGGGCGAGCGCGGCAGGCGGTTGAATTAACCGGAGAAGATGGCAAAGCAATTGAGGTAATTCGCCGTGTCATTATCGACAAAGACGCTGGAGATAAAAACCCCTAGAGTTTTTGTTCCGCTACTTGCCCCATCTCGATACAAAGGACTGCACGGCGGGCGAGGTTCAGGAAAATCTCATTTTTTTGCGGAGTGCATCGTAGAACGGGCTTTAATGACGCCGGGATTTCGCGCGGTTTGTATTCGTGAAGTCCAAAAATCACTTGCGCAATCGTCAAAACTTTTGATTGAAGATAAAATACAATCGTGGGAACTGGGCGGGAAATTTCGGATACTTGAAAAAGAAATCCAAACGCCAGGAGGTGGATTAATTATTTTTCAAGGTATGCAAAACCATACCGCAGAAACGATAAAATCTCTTGAAGGCTTTGACGTTGCTTGGTGCGCAGAGTCGCAAACATTATCCGCACGAAGCCTTCGTTTACTTCGACCGACAATCCGCAAACCGAAATCAGAACTTTGGTTTGATTGGAACCCTGAAAGCGACCAAGATCCCGTTGATGAATTATTAAGAGGTCACGACAGGATAAAAGACGCGGTTGTTGTTCAGGCAAATTGGAAAGACAACCCGTGGTTTCCGGCAGAACTCGAAGCCGAACGGATAATTGATCTAGAGCGCCGTCCCGAAGAATATGATCATACATGGGAGGGCGCATACGTCACGATCTCTGATGCGATTATATTTCGTAATCGAGTTTCTGTTGAAGAATTTGAAGCGCCAAAAACCGCAAGGTTATATTTTGGCGCAGACTGGGGTTTTGCAAATGACCCAACGGTGCTGACAAGATCGTTTATTGAGAACGATATTCTGTATATTGAATATGAAGCATTTGGTCTAGGCGTCGAGATGGATGAATTGCCGGCCATGTTTGATCAAGTTCCAGGTTCGAGGCAATGGCCAATAAAAGCTGATAGCGCGAGGCCAGAAACGATCAGTTTTATGCGCAATAAATATCGCTTTAACATCAGCCCTGCCGCAAAATGGTCTGGATCGGTTGAAGATGGCGTGTCAAGAATGAAGGGATTTAAAAAAATTGTCATTCATCCAAGATGCGTAAATACCATCAAGGAATTTAGAATGTACGCATACAAAGTTGATCGAAAGACGGAAGATGTCTTGCCGATTATTGTTGATGCGTGGAACCATGCGATTGATAGCGTCCGTTATGCTTTGGACGGCATTATTACAAACTCCCGAGCGCCGGTTCGTATTTCTCCTGACCTCATGAACCGCGCCCGTCAAATGCGTAGCGCATGAACCTGAAATTCTGGCAGAAACCGCTGGCCCCGGTTCCACCAACCCCGCCGCGCCGTGAACCTCGCTTGGTAATTAGCGACAACATGATGGCGCACGCCAAACGCAAGCCGGCGCCGATCAATCCGTTTACTGTGCCGAAACCCTTACCCGGCGTGCTGCCAGAAAACGTCCCTACAATGGCGAAAGACGACGCCATCGGGCTATCCTACGGGTGGGCTACGCAAAATGGTTATGGCATATCTGGTCAGTTCTGGTTGGGCTACGGGGTACTCGCCGAGCTTTCGCAGGTTGCGGAATATCGCAACGTTTCCGAGACTTACGCCAAGGAAATGACGCGGAAATGGATACGCCTAAATGCCGCCGCCGACAAAAGCAAAAATGATCGAATTCGTGAATTAAACGCCGCTCTAAAAAAATACAAAGTTCGCGATTGTTTTCGGCGCATGGCGGAGATCGACGGACTTTTTGGTCGCGCGCACTTGTTTCCCGACTTTGGCATTAAAGACGATCAGGAACTCGTTACGCCGCTCATGTTACGAAAAGAAAAAATTGCCAAAGGTTCTCTCAAACGGTTGCAAGTTGTGGAACCGATTTGGACATACCCAGGAAAATATAATTCAACCGATCCGCTACAGCCGGATTTCTACAAACCATCAACATGGTACGTTATGGGAAAGGAAATTAACTCTACCAGGCTGCTCACATTCATCGGTCGCGAAATGCCGGACTTGCTGAAAGCCGCTTACATGTTTGGCGGAATATCGCGGTCGCAATTGATCAACAGAACCGTCACCGCGTGGCTTCGCGACCGTAAATCCGTGTCAGACTTGGTAAACAACTTTTCGACGTGCGGAATTAAAACAGACATAGGCTCAACCATACAAAGTGGTATCGCGGGATATTCCGGTGGGGGCGCTCCAAATGGATATGGCGAAGACGTCGTAACGCGGGTTGAGTTTTTTAATCAGATCAAAGCGAACGGCGGAATGTTTTTGCTGCAAAAAGGCAGCGCCAATGATCCAGGTGAAGAATTCTTCAACGTTTCTGTTCCGCTCGGAACACTGGATAAACTTCAAGCTCAATCGCAAGAGCATATTTGCGCAGACGCTCGCCTTCCGTTGATCAAATTTACCGGGATCACACCGAGCGGTTTAAATGCATCTTCATCTGACGAACTTCGGTCTTTTGCGGATGACATTCACGCCGAGCAAGAAGACTTCTTTGCGGATAATCTTGAGATCGTTCTTAAGATGGTTCAGTTATCAGAATTTGGAGATATTGACGAGACGATTACCGCTGAATTTATTGATATGTGGTCATTGGATGAAGCCGGTAAGGTTGCGGTGCAAAAGACCAAAACCGATATTGATGCGGTGAATATTCAAGAAGGCATCGTATCGGCGGAAGAAGTACGAGAGCGCATATCGGCGGATTTGGAATCGCAGTATTCCGGGCTTGATTTGTCATCGCCGCCGCCAGACCCGCCTGATGATGGCGAAAACCCGTCGCTGGGCGATCCCTCCGAAGGTGTTGTATCGCGCGGCTTCGGGGGCCGGGAGAGTGGCGCGAATTCGGGCGAGTAATGCCAAAGCAGAAAAACGTCAAAGTTTTAAATGCAGTTCGTCCGAACGCTGGGATACAAGCCGAGTATCAGCGCCGGTTGGACCGGCTAATAACCGAGATGCAAAAATCTCTGGTTCGGTGGCTGATTGCTGGATACCGCCAGAATGAGCCGGAAGTTATGGCGCTTGATCGATCGCCTGCCCACGAACTGGATGCCATCATGGCGAGGCTTGCGCGTAAATGGCAGGCGAAGTTCGATCAGATGGCACCGGAGCTCGCGGACTGGTTTGCAACGGCTACCAGCGACCGCTCTGATCGAGCGTTGCAAGGAATACTGCGCAAGGGAGGATTTAGCGTCCGGTTTAAAATGACCCGCGCTATGAATGATGCCATACAAGCGACACGACTGCAAAATGTGACTTTGATCAAATCCATTGCGGAGCAGCATTTGAACGAGGTATCTGGCCTCGTGCAGCGTTCAGTGGCGGCCGGTCGCGACATTGGGTTTTTATCAAAACAACTTGAAGAACGCTACGGAATTACAAGGCGTCGAGCAACTACGATAGCGCGGTCACAAAACAATCTAGCATCTGCCACAATGACGAAAGTCAGGTATCAGGAAGCTGGAATAAAAACCGCGATTTGGAAACATTCGCACGCCGGAAAAACCCCGCGTAAAAGTCACGAAGACTTTGACGGGAAAGAATTTGAGATTGCCAAGGGAGCATACATTGACGGCGAGTGGATACAACCCGGCGAAAAAATCAATTGCAGATGTTACCCGCGCGCCATGATACCGGCGATTGTTCGGCGCGCGGCGGCATGAGGTAAAGATGACTATTCGAGAAATCAGCACCAGGGATAAGATTGCAATGGACCGCGCATCGGTTCGTAGCATAGATCAGGACGGGCATTTACACATCGCCAAAAGCCTAATCAGCGCCGCTCAAGTAAACGAGTATCTTGGCTCAGAAATTCCGAACAACGAAAAACTCGGCCTTGATCCGCGCAAGATTTATCAACTTTTGCGCGATCCAAAAGAAATTGAAAAAGGAGCTGCAACGCTTCATGGAAAGCCGCTGCAAATTCTGCACAAGGCTCAGACGGCAGAGACGCACGACAAATACATCGTTGTCGGTTCCGTGTTTAATCCGGAGTGGAAAGCGCCCAATCTTTACGGCGAAATGACGGTCTGGGATTTGGACGCCATTCAGGCGATCAACGACGAAACCCAAAAAGACTTGTCCGCAGGATATAGGTACGACGCGGATATGACGCCGGGAATCTATAACGGCGAAAAATACGATGGTGTGATGCGAAACCTAAAATTCAATCACGTCATTTTGACGAAAGACGGTCGCGTCAATGGCGCCGTTGTTGGCGACCAAGCTTTGAAATTTCCCACTATAAAGGAACTTGATATGAAAACCGCCGGATTGTCCTCGAAAGCCGTACTCGCGAAAGGCGCGCTGGCGGTTTATCTCGCGCCGAAACTGGCCCCCAACATGGCGCTGGATTTCAACGCCATCGTCAAAGGCGTCACGGCGAAAAACTTCAAGGCCGAGAAACCGAAAATGGTTGACCGGTTGAAAGCCGCCGTGACCGGGAAACTTGCGGCGGATGCGGACATCACCGATGTTTTGCAAATGCTGGATGCACTGGAGCCGATGACTGCCGGCGTTGATGAGAAAGACCTAATGGTGGCACCGGAAGTCGAGGCGGAAGATGAAGGCCCAGACTTGACCGCGATCAAGGAATACCTGAAGGACAAACTTTCTCCGGAGGAACACGCCAAAGTCTGTAAAATGATGGACGGCGAGGAACTGACAGGCGACGAAGAAGAGACGGAAGAAGAAAAAAAAGCGCGTTTGGCGAAAGAGGCCAAGGATGCGCCGGCAAAAGACATGGTGACGAAAACCGCTATGGACGCCGCGATCACCGCTGCCGCGCGCAAAGCCACCGCCGATACAATGGCACGGCTAAACGCCATCCGCGAAGCAGAGCGCGAAGTGCAGCCGCACATCGGCGCGCTCACCGGAGCAATGGACAGCGCGGAAGCGATCTACAGTATGGCGCTGGATTCCGCAAAAGTGGATCACAAAGGGATTACGGACATCACGGCTCTGCGCGCGATGGTGAAAATGCTGCCGCTGCCCAATGCTGCGAAACCGCGCCTCGTGCTGGCGTCCGATGCCGCCGCGGCCAAATCGTTCAATGAGAGATTCCCGGAAATCGCGGCCGTTCGCCACACCTAAAAACCCCAAGGAGTTATTGCTATGCCGTTTCAAAGTCAGGTAAACACGCAGCCCGCGATTGGCGTTCCGGGTGATTTCTGCGACTCCAATCCGCGATACACGGTTGATGCTGGCGCGGGCGGCATTGTCGCCGGGCCAAACGGCGTTGTCGTCGGCGCGTTCGCGTGGCTGACCCAGCCGCCCGATGCGGACGGCGCACCGTCCGTGGCGAACAACACGGGATTCGGGCCAGTCGCCGGGTTTGTGCATCGCGATAACAACGCGATTTTCACGCAATATCTCCAAGAAGCAAGCCTCATTATCCCGGCCGGCTTCAACATGGCGCTGTTCAGCGGCGGCGGGTTTTTCGTGAAAAACAACGGCACCACGCAGGCTCAACCAGGCATGAAGGCATACGCCAATTTCGCCAATGGTCTTGTGACTTTCGCCGCGACAGGCAACCCCACGGGCGGCGGAAGCGGTTCTGCCAGCACGATCGCACCCGGCACGGCCACTGTCACAGGGTCGATCTCCGGCTCGGTTCTGACGGTCGCCACGGTCGGCAGCGGCACCGTGTACACGGGAGCCACGCTAGCAGGGACCGGCGTTGCAACCGGCACAACCATCGTCAGCCAGATTAGCGGCACGACGGGTGGCGTGGGTCAGTATTACGTCAGCAATTCGGAACAAAATGTCCCCGCAGGTACGGCAATCACGTTAACCTACGGCCTTCTGACCGTGGGCGGCACTGTTGTTTCCGGGTTTGCTATCGGCGGCGTTCTTACTGGAACGGGCGTCACAACGGGGACGATGATTACCGCCAATGGAACAGGCACGGGCGGCGCAGGAACGTACATCGTCAACAACTCGCAGACGGTCGCGAGCGAGGCGATCAGCGTCTCCGCTATAAATGTCGAAACGAAGTGGTATTGCCGTTCGACCGGAAATGCCGGTGAGACGGTGAAAATTTCGGAAAAGGCACTCGGCTAAATTTTAACAACCCGCGCGCCGGGCAAGGAGTTTAAAATGCGTATTTCTCAAGAAGAATTGGCCCGGTTCGAAGCAAGCGGCATGGTGCTGAACGGCGCAATCGAGTTTGCGGAAACGGGGTGGTCCAACGACATCAACATGGCGATGGACGCGCTGCCGACGCTTGCCACCACGCCAAACGCGGGTGTTCCCTCGTGGCTCGGCAGCATCATCGACTCACAAATGACGCGCGTAGTTTTTGCACCGAACAAAGCCGCAAAGATTTTCGGCGAAGTCAAAAAAGGCGACTGGTTGATGAAGACCGCGCTTTTTCCTGTGATCGAACACACGGGCGAAGTATCCAGCTATGGCGACTACAGCAATAACGGGCGCACGAGCGTCAATACCGACTTTCCCAATCGCCAATCCTATCTGTACCAGATCATCAAAGAATACGGCGAATACGAATTGGAAGTCGCCGGTCTGGCGAAGCTCTCCTGGGTCACGGAATTGGACATGGCGGCACAAACGCTACTGAACAAATTCCAGAACCTCACGTATTTTTTTGGTGTCAACGGGCTGGAAAACTACGGCCTGACGAATGATCCGTCCTTGAACGCATCGCTCACACCTGCGCCAAAATCAGAAGGCGGAGTTACGTGGTTTACGACCGGCAATGCCCCCAACGCATCGGCCAACGAGGTTTATAACGACATCTTGGCGATCTTTGAGCAGCTTGTGGCGCAAGGTGACGGTCAAGTCGATATTGACATGGAAAACGAACTCGTTCTCGGCCTGCCGCCGTCCCTGATGACCGCGCTCGGATTCACAAACGCTTTCGGCGTCACCACCCGCGATATGCTGGAAAAAACCTTTCCGAATTTGAAGGTGGAATCTGCGGTGCAGTACGGCGCTCTGACCGCCGCAAATACGCAAGGTGTCGCTGCCGGAAACTATGTCCAGCTCATCTGCAAAAACGCCGGCGGCCAGGATTCCGGATATTGCGCATTTAACGAAAAACTACGCACGCATCCGATTATCCGAGATTTGTCTTCCTTCAAACAAAAAGCAACGCAAGGATCGTGGGGCGCCATTATTCGGCAGCCTTGGGCCTTGGCATCAATGATTGGCTGCTAAAATGCCCGGAACAGTAACCGTATATTGCAAAATCCCGAACGGCATTATTCTTCGTGGTTTTGTTATGAAAGAACAACAGGAACTCATGCAGGGCGGTGCAACGCGCACGATTATCCGAGCCGTGAACAAAGGAAAGTCATATCGTATCGCCGGTCCAAAGCGCCTTGACCGTGGCAATCACATGTTCCCGATTGCGTCAGGGTTCGCGGTCACGCAAAACGTGGACGCCGAGATTTGGGAAAATTGGTTGTCCGCGAATATGGATTCCGATTACGTGAAAAACGGCCTCATTTTTGCGCAGGCAAAGCCCTCAGACGGCGTGGCCGAGGCACGGGAAAAAGAAACCCAGCGTTCCGGACTTGAGCCGATTGATCCGCATAGTGACCCGCGCACGCCGAAAAAGCGGTCACAAACCCGAGCTGGCGCGCTTAACGCCTTGGAAATGGCACAACGACCTTAATCGGCAACATTTAGGAGACTATCATGCCGTTCTGGGATTCTCAAAAAGGCGATGTGCCATACAATGATTTACCGAACGCGGTAGCAGTATCGTTCGGCTCCGGCTCATCAAATATGCTGAGCAATGGGCTTATCGCCAAGCAAATCAATGCGCTAGGCGTGCAGCCGGGCGCGACGGGTGCCGATAATGTTCTTGCTGTTTTTTCGCTACCGGCATCAAGTTTTGATGTGAGCGGACGTGGCCTCGCGATTTCCGCGCAAGGCTCTTTTGGCGCGACAGCCAACAATAAGCGCATCAAGATTATTTGGGGCGCGACGGCGGCTGTCGTCGGGAACGCCGTAACCGGTGGCACGACGATTGCCGATACCGGAACCGTCGCGACGAACGCCAGTGGTTGGGCAATTGCCGCCAACGTTTTCAAATATGGCGGGGCGGGGTCGAATACGCAGATCGGCCTGCACCAGCAAGCGCAAGTCGGGGCTGCCGTATCGACGTTGCTGGCTCCGGCGTTGCTTACGGCGACGGAAAATGCGGCGATCCTGATTGCGGTGACCGGCAACGCAACAACGGCGGTGACGGATATTTTGCTCAATCTGTTTGAGATTGAGGCAACGAACTAATGAGTGGTTCTGCCACGCCACTCGTCACATTCAACTATACGACGTGGGCCGCGCGTTACCCCGAGTTTTCAACAGTCCAGCAGATGACGGCGCAGGAATACTTCGACGAAGCCACGGTCTATGTGAACAATACGCCCAACTCGCTTCTGGCCGGCAACATACCGCTTCTCACGATAGTCCTGAATATGCTGACGGCGCATATTGCGGCATTATCGGCTTTAGGGCCGGATGGGCAATTGGCCTCGACTCTAGTAGGGCGAATATCAAACGCAACCGAAGGCGCCGTATCGGTCGGGACCGATTTTCAAGTATCTGGGTTGGCGGCTTGGTTTAGCCAAACCAGATACGGCGCGGCAGCATGGCAAGCTTTGGCGCAGTATCGGACGGCGCGCTATGTCCGGAAACCGTGCTATCCGTATGGTTATGGTGGCTACAACAACGCATATGGCGGATATTGATGGCGCGCGCGGTGCTAAAAGGCGGCGATAAATTGGCCGCAGCACTCGCGGAAATATCCCGCAAGGTTTCAAAAAAATCTAAACTATCCGTGGGTTTTTTTGAAGGGTCAACCGAAGCGAACGGAACTTCAACCGCAATGATTGCGGCAATTCAGGATGGTGGCGCACCTTCAAAAGGTATTCCGCCACGTCCGTTTTTTCGTAACATGATCCGCGAAGGTGCAAAGCATTGGGGCGATGACCTTGCAAAAATACTCGTCGCCAACGAGTACGATGCCTCATTGACGTTAAGCCAGATGGGCGAAGAGATGAGTGGCGAGTTGAAAGACAGCA